GCCCAAGAGTGGGAATACAGGTGGTCACCCTGCGCCCGGCCGTGCGCGACTAGCGCGACAATCTCACCGCAAAGCTGATCGTATTCGCGTTTAGCATCGCTTGAGCATCCCTTATTGGCTAGTAACTAAGACCCTATCTAATGGCCCATGCTACGCGGGTCAATCGCCATCGCAAACTTTCTTCGTAACGCCGTTATCAACAAACCCGTTGCATCCCACATACTAGGCCATTAGAAGGGTCTTAGTTACTAGATACGAACACAGACAAGGGATGCTCACTCATGATCCATTACCGCACCTTAAGGGAACGCGCCGAAGCCGCGCGCTGGCGCCGGTTCCACAAGGCCGAAGCGCTCATTCGCGCGGCCGGTTGCTGCGACGCGGGCCACGGCCACAATGCCCAGGTTTCCCGCGATTACGGCAAAGCATGGCCTCGCGTGGACTATGCGAAGCTCGACTCGGGGATGCGCCTAATGCACGGCCAATTCCGCGCCACCGCATGGCTTTCGGCGCTCTATACGCGCCTTGGCCCGTTCGCCTTCAATTTCGAGGCCTAGGGCTGTGACCGCCTATCAGCAAGGCTACGCTATCGGCCTGCGGGCGCGAATTGCTCGCATCCCCAGGTTCGCCGAACCCGGTGACCGGGCGCGCTGGCAATCCGGGTTCCTTGACGCGTCGCAGGCGCGCCGCGCGGCCGAATTGACCCGCGCGAACCCTTTTCGCTTTTTCTCTCAATCCGACGCCTAACCGCGTTCACCGAACAGGATGCTCAAAATGAACCATGCTCAATTGATCGCCCATATGGGCGAAGTCGCTAAACCCGTAATCGAAGCCTATTGGACCGATTTCACCCATGATGCGCGCCTGATCGCAGACGCGCCGCGCGGGTCAACCTTCCTTTGGGCGCCCTACAAACACGGAACGCGGGTTATCGTCCTAGGGCGCGGCGAGCGGCCGAACATTCGCGCCGCGTCGATTTTCAGCGCTATGCAGGACAACGCCAAAACGGCTAGCGATACCCCGCTCGCGTGGCATTGCCTGCGGGTGGAAGGCGACGACTCCGCGATGGCGCTATGCACGGCGGATGAAGCCTGCGCCGAAGCATGGAACGCGACCCGCAAAGCGGAATGCGACCCGCGCCACATTTCCGAACTGAACATGTAACCGCCAAAACGTCGCACCCTCACCGCGCATTTTTTTCGCGGTGAGGGTTGACGCGCCCCACATAGTCTATAAGTTACCTCTTGCGGCCTAGGTAAGCCGCTTAACCGGGCCTCGCGCCCACCCTCTCTAGGATGCTCAAAAATGACCTACGGTTTTCAACAACAGTTCAAGCAAGTCCGCTTCGGTTCTGGTGCTACGATCCTGAACGCCCGCGACAGCGAAGGCCTTTCCCTCGACCTGATCGCAGCCCGCGCCCCTTCGGTGTTCGCCACCGAAGCGCACGAATCCCGCTCCGCTCGTTACGAATTCCTCGACACGCGGGCTGTCATGGAAGGCCTGATTTCCAACGGCTTCCGGGTGTTCGAAGTCCGCCAAGGCGGTTCGCGCATCGAAGGAAAGCGCGAATTTACGAAGCATATGCTTCGCCTTCGCTACATGGGCGAGAGCGGCGCGGGCGCATTGGTGCGGGGTAACGACCGAATCTTGCCTGAAGTCGTCATTACGAACGCCCATGACGGGACCGCATCATGGCAAATGGGCGCGGGCGTGTTCCGCATCGTCTGCGCTAACGGCCTGATCGCTGGGGATATGTTCGATTATACCCGCATCCGCCATAATCAGGCGGGACCGCAGCAAGTTATCGAGGGCGCCTATCGCGTTATCGAGCAATTCCCCCGCATGATCGACGGCGCCCACAACATGGGCGAAATCGAGCTTAAGCCGGAAGAGTCGGCCGTGTTCGCCCGCGCCGCGCTTCAACTCCGGTGGGATAACCCGGAAGCCGCTCCGGTGGCGGCCGAAGCCATCCTGCGCCCGAAGCGCCGCGATGATATGCGGTCTGACCTGTGGACAACCTTCAACGTCGCTCAAGAGCACATTTTGCGCGGTGGTGACCAGTACCGCCACAGGTCGGAAAACACCGGCCGCGTGTCCTATCGTCAGACCGGAGAAATCCGCTCGATTGACGATACGTCGAAACTGAACCGCGCCTTGTGGACCCTGGCCCAAGGCATGGCGGACATTAAGAGCGGCCAAGGCCTTTCGCTCGCCGCCTAGCCCTTCACACGCGGGGGCGGCGCTTCGGCCGTCCCTGCCCTTCCCTGGCCGCGTGTCGGCCCTTCTATGGATGCTCAAACCCTATGACCCAATATCCCGACCTGACTCCCGAACAATCGGCCGCGCTTGAGGCCTTCGCAGAGGCGAACACGCGACCCGGTAAAAACTGGCGCGATACCCTTTGCGAAGGGTGGATGCGCGCGGCCTATCCTGGCCCGCTTCAACAGGTCCGAAACCGCTATGGCGGACTCTGGCTTACGACCGTTTACGCCTATGGCTGGCGCGCCAGCCTGCCCGAGTGGGCGCGCCCCACATTCGACGCGAGCGGCGCTGTCACGTCGCACCCTCTGCCCGGCAATGTCCGATGGTCGGCCCTCGCATTCGACCCGCCCGCGATAGGCGCTCGCGTGGACTGCGGCGCGCGTCTGAAGTGTGGCGCGGTCACCGGCTACTTTGTGCAGGATGGCTGGCTAGGCCTGATTGTTCGCCTTGATACGGCGCTCGAAAGCGGCTCGATTTTGGTTCACGTCTTCGGCGCGGAATGCCGCCCGGTCTGACCTGACAGAATGTCGCACCTAGATCGTAAGTTAACTCTTGCGGTCTAGGTGGTGACCTGCCATAAAGGGGTCAGACCAGACGCGGCTAGAGGGCAAACACCCACCGCGAAAAGCTTTCTAGGGGCGAGCGGCCTAGGTCGAGCCGGGGCGACTTCCCCGGCGCTCTAACCGGGTAGCGACCTACCCCGCGCGCTCGGGATAGGTCGCCGGGGGGGTATTCGCCAGTGGCAGAGACCCGGCCCCTAGGACGCGAAGCCGGACTCACCCGGCCAGCGTAACGCAAATTGAAGGATGCTCAAATGTCCGCTTGGATTGTTTCAGATACCCACGTTCGCTTGATGGTGACCGGCGCGATTGCGCTCGATATCCACAACCGAATCCCGCTTCCGCCGCGCGCCATGCTAGAGCGCCACCCGCGCGCCTTCGCCGACCTGCTAAACAGCAACATCGCCAATATGACGGGCGTGCAATGGGCGAAGGCCTTTCCAACCGAATTCGGCCGCGCCTTGATCCTGGCGAATTATGACAGCGTGGACGCGCTGCGCCCCCGCGACGCAGGGACAGAGGCCGAAACGCTGGCGACCCTCCTCGACTATCGCCACGCCGAAACGAAGGCCCCCGCGCCCACCGTAATCGCCGCGTGCGACTGCTACAGCTATCAAGCGTGCGAAGTTTCCGATTGGGATTCGGCGTGGGCGAATAAGGCCTGCGACATGCTCCGCGAGGCCGCAATTCACGAAGTCACGAAGGGTCAGCCGTGGGGAATTCCTGACGGTTACCGCGCCCCCGGCGCGCCTGCCCTCGCCCTTGTGAAAGGCTAGGACTATGAACAATCAACGCCGCAAGGTGCTGGCGAAAATCAGCATCCGCTTGCAAGAGCTTCAAGGGGTTATCGACTCCCTGGCTGAAGACCTCGAATATGAGCGGGACGCCGAACAGGAAGCGTTCGATAACCTGCCCGAGTCCCTGCAAAACGGGGACAGGGGTATGGCGATGCAGTCCGCAATCGAGGCCTTGGACAACGCCTGTAGCGCCCTATCCGAATTCGACCCCAGCGCCCTAAGCGGCGAAATCGACGGGGCGTGCGAATGAAAATCGAATGCACCCCCGCCGAAGCCGGGAGCCTCCGCGCGGCCTGCCGCTCATTCGAAGAAAAGCTAATCGAGGCGATAGCGAGCCGTCAGGCGCAGCTAGACCCCGAATGGAAGGCGGCGCTTAAGGCCGATCAAGCGAACCTGCAAAAGGCGATTCGGCTGCTGTCCTGTATCGCCGCGTGCATGGGCGAGGCGAAGCCGGGCGATAAGGTGACCGCCGAAAACTGACAGAATGTCGCACCCTAGGCCAAAAGTAACCGTTGACCTTTTGGCCTAGGTCTTTATAACAGTCTTACGCGCTGCGGCGCACCACTTAGACGGATGCTCAACATGACCCATTGGACCTCGGAACGCGTGTCAGCGGGAACCCCCGCTTACAACGCAGCGAAGGCGGACGCGGCGACAATCGCCCGTCAGAACCCCGGAACCCGCGCCGAATGGCGGGATGAATATAACGATTACAGCGTGCGCGGCGTGTGGGCGGTGGTGTCGTGACTATTCAAGAGCGCATCGCCGCCTTCCCGGCCGCAATCGCGGTTGACCTTCGCCCGCTCTGTGCAGAGGCCCCTTACGGCGTCGTGAAGCCGGGCGAGCGCGGTTACACCCCGATATGGTCGCCGCTGTCGCTGGCCGAACTGAGCAAGATTACGGCCGATGTTCACCACACCCGCGAACCGACCGAACAGGAACGCGGCGCGGCTTTGTTCGGCTCGATGTTCGGATGGGAAGCGCCCGGCGCAGACCCGGCGCTGTACGACCTTGAAGGCCGCTTCAAGCGGAAGGGGGGGCGGTGACTCTGTTTAACGGCCGAACTGGTTTGGAGCGGCATGGCGCGCCACGCGCCCGGCGCTATCGAGGCCGCGAAGAAGACGCTTCGCCCGAGTGACCGCCCTTACCTATTCGCCCGCGCCGACGATAACGACAACTATAAGCAAGGCGCGGGCTAGTGGGTCCAATCTGCCGCCAGATGCTAACCCGCCTCGCCGATGATCCTACGGGCGAAGGCGGGTTTAGGGTCGGCGAAATCAGCGGCGCGGCTGTCCGTCATGGGTGGGTCTGCGCCGTGTGGGAGACCCGAAAGATTCGCTTCTACAAGATCACCGAAACCGGCCGCGCGGCGATTGTCGCATGGCGCGCCAAGCAACCGAAGGAACCCCGAACGTGAGCCGTCGAACCCCCGCACCCGCCACGCCTGCCGCGCCTATTCGCAGCGGCCCCGCGCGCTTTGCTTACTACCGTGTGTCGTCGTCCGATCAGACGATAGACGCGCAGCGGCAAGAGCTAGGCGGCGGACCCTACGACCGCGAATTCACCGATGAAGACACTAGCGGGACGATCCCGATGGCGCAGCGGCCGGGCTTCGCCGCCCTCTTGGCTGCGGCGCGCGAGGGTGACACCCTTTATGTCGCGGCGGTTGACCGGCTGGGGCGGGACGCTATCGACGTTCAATCAACCGTCCGCCGCCTGATCGATGCGGGCGTTGTGGTGGACGTGAAAGGCCTTGGACCTATCGGCCGGGGCGTGGGCGAAATTATTATTGCCGTGCTGGCGCAGGTCGCCGACCTCGAACGCCGCCGCATCCTGGCGAGAGCGAACGCAGGCCGCGACGCAGCCCGCGCGAGCCTCGCCGCGACCGGCCGCACACATCGGGGCGCGGAAAGCCTCGGGCGACCTCGCGAGGTTGACCCCGAAATGGTCGCCGCGTGGCGGCTTCAGAACAACGCCAGCATATCGGCGACCGCGCGCCACTTCGGAACGTCTGACACTACCGTCAAGCGGTGCTGCGCCGCGTTCCGGCCGAAGGTGGCGGCTTAACTGTCAACTCATTTTGCGTTAGGATGCTCAGATGACCACCATAGAAACAGCCGCGACGGAACGAGATGCGCGGGTGCGCCAACTCATCGCCGACGCCGAACGGAAGCGGCAGGAAATCGCCTTGGCGCCGCGTCAGGTGTTCGCGCAATTGCTCGCGGCCTTCGCTGCGGCAGGGGTCGCGGCTGGCGCGCTTATCAGCGCCGGAATCGCAATCGGGCGGCTGCTGCTGTGATCTGTTTTCGGGATACAACTTTCTGCACGGCTCGCTGCGCCACGGTGCGGTGCGCGCGGCGGTGGACGCCCGAGCTACAGGCGAAAGCGCGGGCGTGGTGGGGGAAAGAAGGCGCGCCCGTCGCGTGGGCGAATTTCCAGCCTAAATGCGACGTGTACAGCCGCCCGAGCGGTCAGTTTGACGAACGGGCGCTACAGCCCGGCGAGGCGAATTCCTAACGACCCTACCCGGCCCACACGCTAGGCCCGCCTGCGGTCTTTCTGAGGCCCTTACGCCATGCCCTGTCCTCGTCACTCGCGCGGCTCGGCATGGCGACCGGGGACGCAAATGTCAGCGCCAGTGAATCCCATCCATCGGGGCTGCGTAGGCCTCGCTTGCGTATATCTTCCTTGCTTTCGAGCAAAAGGTATTGCCGCATATCGTACTTAAAGCCCGGCGCGACCGCATCGGCGTGAAGCGCGTCGTCATCTGGAATATCCGCGCCGCCCTCATCTTCTAACCACTCGCGCGAACGCATCCACATTTCCGCGCGTCTATTCTTCGGGCCGGGGATAATCTCTCCGCGTTCGTTCGTCTTCGGTTGATCCTGCGGCGACCCGCCGAAGTTTACTGAAACGACTAGATCGCTGTACGGCTCGCCATAGTCGCGCAGGATATCGATGACCCCCGCACCCATGTTCCCAACGTCAATGAACACCGCTCGCGGGCTGTACTGATCGATAACGGCCTTAACCCAATTCGCGCCCTCAATCGTGTTCAGGCGATAGCGCCGCTCGACCTTCAGAACCTTGCGGCCCTGGCGCCAGCAAATGGCAAAGCTGTCGTCACCGAACCGCGCCGGATCGACGCCCACCACAAGCCCGCCGATGGCCTCACAGGTGCGCTTGCGAGCTTCTAGAACCAGGCGAGTCGGGATGAAGGATTCATGGCCTGTGGATTGGAAGGCCATCGCCGCCGACGATGGGTATTCCTGATTGAACAAGGCCACGTCTTTTAGTTCGGCCATCTTCACGCGCCGCCATGCCATTTGCGGCAAGGTCAGCCCGTACATTCGGGCTTCGTGTTCTTCCTCGTCCGTCAGTTCAAAGCCGACCGGGGGCGTGCGCTGGTACTCGTCAGACACGAACCAGGGAACGAAGATGGCCTGCCAGTCGCCCTCGCCGTTTTCGGCCATGCGCCAGCGTTCATGAAACTCGCCGCCGATCCCGTTCGCGGTGGACTCTAGAATGGCCTCGGTTCCCGGTAGGTCGGGAAGGGCTTGGACGACGCCCGCGAAGTGGTCGGCCGCGTTCGGCCAGAAGGCGACCTCGGAACCGTGGAAGCATTGGATGGTCTTAGACCGCCCGACCGCCCGCGTGCCTGCCGTGCCGACGCTGTAGCCGCTATCTGCGGCCGGGAATGACAGTTCCTTGGCGTTGGACGCGCCCGCCTTCAGCCGTTCCTCGGCGCTCATGTACTTGTGGAACCGATCGACCATGTTGAAAAGGTTATCGGTCGCATCCTGTTCGTGGGTCAGGATGAAGACTTGGGTTCCCATGAAGAATTGCGTTCGGTGGAAGAAGCGAGAACCTATATAAGTGGACACGCCTTGTTGACGTGCCTTGAGAACTAGCGCCCTAACCTTTCCGGTTTTGGCTTTCTGTTCTTCTAGCTTTGCGTGGATGATGCGCTGTGCGTTGTTAAGCTTGAAACGCTCTAGCGTCGCGGCCTTAGTCTTCAGGATCAGGCAATCGGCCGTGAACTTGAGGTAGTCGTCTTTCCAGGCCTGCCGCTGGCCTAGCTTTTCGGTCTGGTAAGCGACCCCTGCCACGCGGTTACCGCAGAAGCTTCACGGCGTCGTCTTGCGACAGGTAACCGACATTCTGCCCGTCATCGATTTTGTCGCCCCACGTCGCGGGGTCTAGCCGCTTGGCGACCCGCTCGCGAAAGTCGGCCCTGATCTTCGACCGCTGCACCGAAACCGGGTTAGGCAAGAGCCGGTCTTCAATCTCGATCAGGTCATTTCTGGCGTCGTCTACAATCTCGATAATCTGATCCATGAACATCGCGGCGCGCATCCGCTGCGCCATCATGAAGACCCGGTTGAAGTCCTCATGCTGCACCCGCCACCGGAAGATTGTCGTGAAGTGCGGCCAGCCCTTTTCTTTGCAGACGGTCATCAGGCCGCGCGGGTCGCTGGCGACCGACTCGCAAATCGCCTCGGCAAGCGCGGGCGTGTATTTCGTTATGCCGCGCCGATCACGCGGCGGCGCCGGGTCGCGGAACATCACGCGCGCCGGGTCTAGGACGACCAAATTGGAGTCGTCTTCCTCGTCAGACACCGGGCGTAACCCCTACTTCTTATAGGGGCTGTTCGGGACCGGAGCGCCGCCGATGTTGGACGACTTGTAAGGCGAATAGTTCGCCCCGCCGCCGTCGATTGACTTGGTTTTTGGGGAGCCGTTCAGCGTGTCGCCGCGCGGCGTGGAACCCGAACCGGAAGACTTCGGGTTAATGATCGGATCACGTTCGGCCATCGGATGCGTCCTATGTTGGGCGCACCGGAACCAAAGGCTGTGGGGTGTTTAACGCAAGCCCATAGACTGGCCTATGTGCCAGCCGTCGCAATGCGGGCACCTGAAGGTTTCCATCCGCGTATGTTTCGACTTCGCCATGCGCGAAGCGACCTGCCGCGCTAGGTCGCGGCGGTGCGGTTCGAAGCGGACCTTTCCCCAGCATGACGGCATCGCCCCGCCCCGGCTGTCGCGGATTTCACGCTGCTCGTTCATCATGGCAGGCCTCCCGCACGGTTAGGGTCAGGTGAAAGGCGCAGTACCGGCGCCGTGACCCGGCCGCGACGTGCCCGCCGCAAGCGATAAGGCCTTGGTCATCGTCGCCGACCGGGAAGGCGCATTCGGACCACGCCCGCGCGTCCATCGGCTTAGGGTCTGAATCTGGTCCAAGGCGCGCCAGCGTCGGCATGGGGGCGCTGGGCTTCAGCGTGGATGACGCGGCTTTCCGCTTCCCGCCGAAGGACGTTTCAATCACCCCACGCGGGCGCAGACCCAGGTGGGTACGTCGCCGCCGAACTGACGTTGCCGTCGCCCCGCCGCCTAGCAGCACGGCGATCTGTGAAGCGCTTAAGCCCGCCTTCCATGCGACCTCTAAGGCCGCGTCCATCGGCGGAAACCAAAAGGCCTTAGTCACTCCCATTCCTCCTCTTGCTGCCCGCCGAACGGGATAGGATCGTCAAACGGAATTTCATTCCCACTACGGCGATAGGGGTTCGGCTTCAGAACCTTCGCGCCGGGGAATTCGGTTTTCGCGGCCTGTAGGCTCGCGGGAATTGAATCGATCACGTTGCCGATTTCGGCCGCCGTGTAGACGCGCAGATAGCGGCCCTCGGCGATGACTTTCGAGGCCTCGGCGTCGGACTGAACCAGGGCGGCAATTGAGCCGTCCGCTAGCCTGACCTCCCAAACCCACGGCGCGACCGGCCGATGGCCTGCGGCCTCTGCCGCATCATCCAGGGCGGCCCACGCCCGCTGCATTGCGCCGGTCTTCTTCTCGACCTCGCCTAGGGTCGCCACGGTCAGGAATTCGGACTTCCAACAGGCTTCCAACGCCTTGCGCCACCGCGCCTGCTGACCCCTGAACCGCGCCAGTAGCGAGGCGTCGATTTGGCCGCATAGGATTTCGAGACGGCCCACGCCCCACTTGCGTTCGGCCTCGGTGCGCGCCGCGTCGGCGGCTTCGAAGTAGCCGGTGAGCTTGGCCGCGTCGTCTGGTGAAATCGCCATTAGAAGTCGTCCTCTGGTGCTGGGGGCTGGTGCGCTGCGGGCGCAAATCCAGGGACAGTGACTTGATTCTCTTTGGCTTTAGGGTGGTGCTGAAGACACCACCATTCCGGGCTCACCATTGGAAACGGCGTCCACATTTCGTTGCGAACATCGCGGACCCCGATGGGCGGATTCAGGTGACAGCGGCCTTGCCCGTTATCCCACGGCTCATAGGCGGCGCAGGTTTCACACTGGCGCATGAGGTTCACCCCCGTTCGCCTTGAAACGACTTAGGACTTTCGCCTTACGCTCAACCTCTTCGGTGCGTCTGTCTGCGAACCGGGCGCGCAGGCCTTCAGCCATGATCCAGGCCCGGCCGTCTTCAATCAGCCACCCGCCGCTGACAAAAGGCGACAGCAACGCGTTCATTTCCCACGCTGTTTTCACGTCGCGCAGGGGGCGCGCATTGTACCGAAGGTCGGACAGGGTGAAGCGGTCTAGATCGCTGGTGAGAAGGTAGCTGGCGACGGTCTGAAGGCCCTCGCCGCTATCGAGGTTCAAGGCCTCGGAATAGAAGGCCCGGCCGTGCGGGATAAGGAAGTCGGTCAGGATAGCGGTTGCGTTCCTGACGGTCTGTTCGCCCACCTGAAGGAATGGCGCCTCTGTCCGGTTTTCGAGGATATGCAGGACCAGGGCCAAGCTGCCGTGCGTCCCGGCCAGCTTGCCCGCCCACGCGCAGAACCCACGGCCTAAGACGGTCGGCTCGCTTTCCAGTTCATAGATCAGGGCGCGGAATTCCTCGGCCGCGACCAAAGCCGCGTCCGTCATTTGGAACGTCTGCGGCTTCATTTGAACTAGGTGCCCGATCATGTCGGCATACCGCATCGCGGCTAGCTCGCTTTCGACCTCGGCCGAAGGGCTGCCCCGCGTAATCATGACCGGGTTGAAGCGCTGCAAAAGTCCGTCCGTCATCAGGTCGGACAGGTCGGTAAGCCGGTCAGGCTGCACCCCGCCTAGGAAGGCGACGCAGAGGTTTGAAACATATAAGGATCGCTGCATACGATCCACGGTGTAGGGACCGCCGTTGTAGGCGGTGAGCCAAAAGGCCCGGTCCCCCGCGCCACGGCTGTTTCCGTAGCGGTCCAGCGACCCGATGAACCCGGCTAGCTCGTCATGCACGACCAGGGAACCGCGCGCCTGTCGGCCTAGGATTTCGCCCGCTATCTCAATCGTCACGTCTGACATGGTGAAGCGGGTAGACTCGGGCGGCTTCGCGCCACGGTCGGCCTTATCGGTCGCCTCCCAAATCGCGTAGTCCTTGCGCTGCTGGGCTGCGTAATCCGCCTCGATGCGGCGCAGCGGCTTCAGGACCGCGTTAATGATCGGGGTCTTTTTGGTGGACGGCTCACCTATCATCATCGTCCACAGGCGCGGCGGAACGAACCAGTCACCCGACCGCCGCATCTTCAGGGCGATACGCTGATCCAGGGCGCCGGAAATCGCGGTCAGGGTTGCCATAGCGACCCCTGACGGATCGGCCCCCAGGCTCTTTGTCTGGTAGTCTATGAAGGCCTGTATCCCGGCCGGTAAGACCTCCACCGGGAAGGACGGCAAGGGCGACCGCGCCCAAGGGTCAAACACGTCATCGGCGGAAGCTTGGGGCTTTGGGGGCGGACCCGGTTTCGGTAGCGCCGCCTCCCGCTGTAGCTTGTCGTTCCATTGCGCGAGCGCGCGGCCCCAGCGGTCATTGAAGGCTGTCCGCCCTCGCCCTTCCTGTTCAAGGCCTTCGGCTTGGCTGACGCCCTGAACGTGGGATTTGACCTCAAACAGGTACAGGCCCCACGCCCGCTCTTGCTCCTGTAGAACCAGGGGAAGGCCTTCAGGGCTAGCCGCATCAGGAAGCGCACGCCGAAGGTCACAGGCTACCCCCCATATGATGTTCGCCATGCGGGCTTCGCGACCGTCTGCGGTCAGGCCAAAGGCGTTCTGTTCGGTTGAATGTTCCGGCCGCGACACGCCGTTTCCGGCGTTGCGGGCGAATTCCTCGCGCAGCCTGTCGATCCCATCCAACAGCCATTGCGGCGCGGGTAGGATTGGCAGGTTCCACGGCTCGCGGCCTAGCTCCCACGCGTACTGAAGGCCGCTGATATGCCGCGACGGCGGAAGCATCGCGAAGCCGCCCTGCCCCCGGATATCGACGCCCATAGCGGTCTTGAAGGTCGGCGGTGTCCAGCCTTCCGGGGCGATGAAGAAAAGCTGTCGGCCGCCGCCTCCGGTGCGCTGTGAAGGCGTCTCGGGCTCAAGCCCGTTATTGTGGACGGCCAGCAAGCCGACCCACCACGACATGCCGTCCTTACCCTCGCCTTGGTCTAGGTCGAGAACGAACAGCCTGCCGCTCGCCGCGCCGGGGATGACGCCCATATTCCAGCGGGCGACAAACTGACCGTCGATCCCGTACCACCGCGCGAAGGTCGCCTGCGGGGCTAAGGCGTCTTCATGCTCGCGCCACTTGATAACCGGGCGCTTCCATTCCGGGTCTTCGCCGGGCGCGTGAGCGGGCACGACCTGCCAGCCTTGGGCGCGGTACATCGCGGCCCATGCTGACGGGTCTGCGAATTCGGGTTCGAATTCGACGCTCTTGAACGCCATCACGGCTAAACCTTTGCCCCCAAAATCTGAGACAGCCCGGCGCCCATTCGCCGGGCTGGTGGTCATCAGAAGTCGTCGTCAACAGACGCAAGCTGACGCTGGGCGGGAGCCGGGGGCGGGGGTGGCGCAGGCGCAGCGACAGGGGGCGGCGCGACCGGAGCGGCCTGCGTTTGAGCCTGTGGCGCTGCGGGTGCGGCCCCGCTTTGCGGATCGTAGCCGGGCTGTAGCTGCGACGGCCGGGGAACCCATTTCACGATTTCCCAAACGGGTTGGTAGTTCGTGGATGAGACCGGCTGTCCATTGGCCTTGCCGGAAGTCGTGACAGGGATAGTGCCAGAAAGCCGAACGACCGGCAGAAGGCCAAGCTTCATGTCGGGGCTCGCCATATAGGCGTCGTGCAGCGCATCCATTCCCTTGATCGCGACTGCGGCATTGGCGGCCATTTCGCGCACGTCACCGCCCGACTGCGCCCCGAGAAGCATCAGCACGCGGAAGCCGGTGCGGTGCTTGTCGGTTGGCCGGTCGGGGAGCGCCGAACCTATCTTCACGGTGCGGATATCCGGCGCGCCGCCAGTCGGGAAATGCAGCCACCCGGTTTCGATGTTTTCCAAATCGAAGATGGCTTGGAAAACAGGCGTTACCTCGGTGGGGTTACTTTCCCAGGAACCGGAAGCGTCCGAACGATCCACGCGGAAGAGACGGCCAGCGCGGGAGTCGTACTTGATAATGGGTAGCCTGTGGCCTGCGTCGTCTTTAGTTGGAAGATTAAGAGCCATGACTAGAAGTCCTTACGTCCTCAATAGCAGCATAAGGGCGCTGCGGTCCCACGCCCGACTAAAAGTCGAAGCGATCTAAAAGAACTTGCGACACGTCTTCCGCTTTCAATTCTTCGCGTTGACGTTCGATAAGGGATTGAAGCTCAAAGACCCATGCACCGGGCAGGTCCAGGGGGCGAAGGTCTAGCCAAACCTCAAGCTCGACTAGCTGCGCGTCGAACAACGCGCCGTTGATCTTATCGACAAGCTCGCCCCACAGGCCCGGCTGATCCCGCTTCACGGAATAGGCGGATGGGGGGGACAAGGCCTTGGCGAGCATCCCCATCAGCGTGCATCCGCGACGGCCAGGACGCGGGCGTAGGTCGAACCGACCTTCAGCTTATCCTTGCGGCTGCTCCAAACCGGGCTGTCGGTGAAAGGGCCGGTCCCGCGTCGGCGGTAAATGATCGTGTAGCCGGGCTTCTCGACCACGCGAAAAACCACGCCATCCAACTCGACCCGCTTAGACATGCTGCGGCCCCCGCGTCTTCACCTGACGGCAGGCGCGGACGGCTATCGTCCACATATCCAGCATGAAGGTGTCACCGGGCCGGGAACTGTCGCGGCCATAGGCCCACTTCGGGGTCTTATCGCCGTCCAGCACATGCCCCACGGCCTTGTCGATAATCGCTAGCTTGCGGGTCACCGTCAGGGCGCAGGCGCGGGGGTCTTCGGCTAGCGCGAACAGCGCGGCTTCCTGATAGGGCGCCATATTCACCCGCTTGTGGGCCATCGGCAGGAGAAGCCCATCTTCGCCGCGTGGACGCATCAGGCGACCCTCGCGACGGCCGGGTGAGACCGTCCGTAGACGGCCATAAGCGCCGCCTCGGCGCGGCCATCATCCTTGACCCGCTTCCATTGGTCGGCGTCCTGCGGAAAGGCCTTGGTCGCGGCGAGACGGCTGGCGTCCTTCCCTTCGCCGGTAAGCTGCATGAAGCGCTTCCACGACTGCGGGGACACTTGCCGATAGGGGATGAAATTCGAGGCCAGCAACATGCGGAGCGCGCCGAAGCCGCACCCGACCTTGAAGGCGCTTGGCCCGCTATCGGTCGGCCGCGCCCATTGCTGTTCTAGGATGGCATATTCGATATCCCGCGACCGTGCGTCGAGGATGCGGGACAGGGACGCTTCGTCTAGCTCGCGGCCGTGCTTGCCCTTGAAGACCGGCATATCGAACGTCTCGACCCGGTTGTTCGCGTGAAGGAAAGCGAGCGCGCCGCTGATACCGGGGTCGATTGCCAGGATGACGCCCCCAGCCATGTCACGCCGCCGTCCGCGAGCGCTGGCGCCGGGTCGCGGCGGCAAGCGCCAACTCGGGCAGGCTCGCCATGTCGTGCTGCGCGATCAACAGCCAATATTCGCCGGGGATGGAGTCGCGCTGCCACCACGACTGAACCGTGGTGGGTCGTTGCGACAGGCTCAGTTTTTTCGCGACCGCTGTGACGCCCCCGGCGTCGTGGATCACGTCTCGATGAGTACGCATGGCCGGAATCCATGCGCCGCGAAAATTTACTTGGCAAGATCGAAATGAGTGTTAATCGAATCGCGTTGTTACCGATTTCTGGTGTTCGGGTGTCCGGTTACCAGAAAGAATTTGGTGCGTTCTGCACCAACGCATTTTGCATTGAGGGTTTTTCCTTGGATTACCTAGAGAACGCCCCCACGAACAACGCAATTTGCAGGTGCATAGTCAGGTGAAACCCTTGCCTCGCACCCTCGTTCTTCTTGATACCGCAGACTGGTCAGACGCCATTTTGACCGGCCGCGACGGCATTGAAGATTTGGCACATGGAGAGCAAGGCCTTCGAATTACGTATGAATTCAGCGCGAGCGGCCCGTCGCTGATCCTCAACGGCCCTGATGGGGAGGTCATTTTGTTCGGTATTGCGGAAATCGTTTATGCAACGAACGCCCTCGCTCATGGGCGGTCTATCGCGGAAACCGACGTTAAGAAGAACAGGCTCTAGTATGTCGCAAATGCGCGCTTGGTTTAGTCTTCATTCCATTCACAGGGCTGTGGATAACTTGAACACTTGGCCCCCACTCGCCACCGCTCCACTCAGGATAGCGTTTCAGCTTGTTTCAGTAAGCCGGGCTGTAATCCGTAAGGTGGACAACGCATTCCGAATGATGCAGCCTGAACGGGTAAGGGTTGTGGGGGAGCACACCTGATGATCGTGACCCGGTTTCCAGAAGCGCCACCGCAAATACAGCGTCTTCCCTTGGACGAACGCGGGTTCCCCGTTCCGTGGTTCACGCCTTGGATTAAGGGCAAGCCCGACTTCCGCGCCGTCTACCCCGATCAGTCGCAGAAGGCGCACACCAAAGGCCTTTGCTGGATATGCGGCGGCCGGAATATCGGGGTGAAGGCCTTCGTCATTGGCCCTATGTGCGCGGTGAACCGGGTCAGCGCCGAACCGCCCTCTCACCTGTCCTGCGCCCGGTTTGCGGCTGTCGCCTGCCCGTTCCTGTCAAGGCCGCTGGCGAAGCGTGCGGACGTGAGCGACCTAAACGGCCAGCCGCCTCCCGGCATTATGATCGAACGCAATCCAGGGGTCACCCTAATCTGGTCAACGCAGACCTACCGCGCCGAAAAGCACGATACCGGCCTTCTGTTCAGGATCGGCGCGCCGATCAAAACGGAATGGTTCGCCTATGGCCGCGCGGCGACCCGCGCCGAGGTTGTCGAGAGTATCGAAACCGGCCTGCCCCGGCTGGTGGAAGTCGCAAAGCAAGACGGCCCCTTAGCGATGGCCGAGCTTCGCAAATGTCTAGAACGCGCCGTGAAACTGGTTCCGGCCGAATAAGGAGACTTTGAATGTCACAGCTTAATTCGGCGAACCTCTGATGGGAGTCGTTGCCATGAAGGAACCTCCGGTCAGGTCGTTCGCCGCTAACCCCAGCGCGACGGCCTATCGCAGCAACGCCCAATGGGCCAAGCCCATGCCGAAGCGAAAAAACTTCATCCCGGCGCAGAGCTACCTTTCCTATAATTGGGGGGCTGAAGAACGCGACCCGGACTTAGAATTCGTGCTTTTCGCTATCTCTGAATCCGGGATGACCCTTGAGCAAATCGAGGAACTTACCGAGCGCGCCGGAAGGAAGGTCAGCCGGTATTGCCTCCTAGGCTGGCACTACAAAAATGTCCGCCGTCCGCAAAACGCGACCCTCTCAATCGTGGCCGCCGTGCTGGGTTGGGAAAGGCCTTGGGTTCACGGCAAATGAAGCCGGTTCCACCCCCGCCAATTCTGCCGTCCCTTCCTGATACGGCAATCCTATTGGCCCTGATGGCGATTCAGATTGGGCGCTCCGTCGCCTTCTTTGAGGTCGCCGCGCTCCGGTTTGAAAAACTGAAAGACGATGAGGGTCGCGAGCTAATGCACGGCGCTCAACGTCAGATTCACGCGCTGCTAGCCGAGTTTCAGCGAGGCATAGGCAAATGAGCGAGCCCCGCCTAGTCATGGAACGCTTTCGGGCGCACCGCAAAACGCTGCGGAGCGAGGAAGGCGAACACATGGCCTATATCGACGGCCTCTTTGGCGTCGGGCTGCTGTTAGGCGGCGGCTGGCCCGGCGCGGCGGCGGCGTTTTCAGTCCTGATCGAAGATCGGTTCAAGGATCAGGATTTGCCGTGGGACGATCACGATGACTGAAATTGTGAAGGTCCAGCGCCCGGTAAATCAGCCGAACGATAACGTCTGTCTGCTGTACGCCGAGGGTCGAAAAAAGCTGACCACGACGCCCCTGACGAGGCTTCCGTTTTGGGCGCGGAACGAACTCGCCCACACCCCGAAGATTTACTGCCACGGCCAGTTCACGCGCGCTGAAGGCGGCCGGTGGGATTTGAAGTCGCTCGCCGCGACACAGGATTGGTGAAGGAATTTTATGACACAGACCGACCTTATGACGATGGCCCGGTTTCTCGTGCTGCCCGGCGCGAGCGAACTGCTAGAGGCCTTTTCGCAGATACCACCCGGCCGTCTGCGCGAAAGCGCCGTGGCCCACGTCCAGGCTATCGCAGAGACCTATTCCAGCGCTCCGGTCGAACAGCAAATGCCTGACCCGCTGTTGACAGCCGCACAGGGCGCACCGGAGCCCGTCAGGGTCATTGAGACGCCGCGCGAGACCCTACCCGCCCTGACCCCGATTGAAGCCCTCAGTAACCGCCGCAGGGGCGTTCCGAAGTCCGACGATCCAGACGTGAAGGCTATCGAGCTAGCGCTTCAGGGTATGTCGCCGCAGAACATCGCCGTCGAACTGAACATGCCGATTTCATCGGTCATGTGGGCCAGGAAGAAGGCCCTGCGCGCCGGGCTGATTTTCCCGAAAATCGTTGGTCGCCGTGGCGGGTCGAAGAAGAAGAAGAAGTTTCAGGCGAGCTTCGCCATGACGCTTGATGATCTGGATATGCGCGGCATCGGGATTGCTACGGCGGCTGCGTCGCGGCGCGGCCTGACCTTGGAGTCCTATATCGAGCGACGGCGCATCACGGTCGAAATGGCCCAGGACGGTCGCCATATCCAGGCGATTATAAACGCGGTGAAGGAAGACGAACCGACCATCCGTTCATGGCTGAATAAGGCTCGCGCGGCCGGGCTTCCGGTTCCTTATGTCGCCGTGGATTACGGCATGGCGAACGTCGCGCCGGTTGAACCGGAGCCCGAGCCCGAGCCTGAACCCGAGGCGATAGTTCCGGTGCAAAGCTCTGTGGTGGTGAACCTGCGGTCAGCGGGGATAGACCCGCCGCCGCGCCATCGCGCCTTCTCCGTCTCGCTAGAAGGCCTTAGCGGGACGCAGGTTTCCGCCATCGAACGCGGCGCGGCGCTACTGAGTGTCAGCGTCGAGGAATATCTAGAGGTTCGCCGCCAAGCGCTCGAAATGATGCGGAACGGCATCGATACAGGGACCGTCGCTAAGACCCTGAACATTACCCCCAAAATGTCTTCGAACTGGCGTCAGCGGGCTATCGACGCCGGGGTTCTTATCGTCCCGCGCAAACAGGCCTGACCATGAATAGCCGCCAACAGACAGGAGGGCCGCTGTCTTAGTACCCTAGGAGGTCGCCATGACCCGAAACAGCGGACGGAAGGGCGCGCACGTCGCCCGTATCGAGCGGCTTGAAGACCGCACGCGCGGCCTTGTCGAATGCGTGCGGATTGCCGCCAGCCATTTTCATTCAATGGCCGAAGGCTTTGAGAAGTCGCGGGAGCCCAGCAAGGCCGCCGCCTGTCACAGCATGGCCGCCCTTATGGAGGATCAGCTATGAGACAAGCGCGCCCTGTCCGCGACGATTTTGAAGCTGGCGAAAAACTGGTCTGCGTCATCGCCCAAGGGTCGAACCTGAAGCGCGGGGCGATCTACACGATGAAGGTCGCCGAGCCGCCCAGCGCGCTTATCAGCCTTGAGGAACACCCCGAACTTGCCTTCCACCATTCCCGCTTTCGCCGGGCGCCGCAGTCATGACCGCCGCCACACCACCACCCCCGGCTGATCCTGAAGCTTGGCTTAACCGGATACCTATGGTGCGCCATTCCATGCGGATTCTCATGCCCGACCCGAAGAACCCGAAAAGCCAATCCAGGGTCGAGGTCACTGAACAGCGGAAGACGGTTCGGCTTCACGTCTTCGATGGGAACAGCGGCCTTGATCGCGCCGTCGATCTAACCCTCCCCGAAGCCCGCAAACTATCGGAGCATTTGAATCTCATATGCAGACGCATAGCCACCCGCCCGGCGTTTCGCCCATGATGACCACGTTGAACCTGTTGCACGACAACCGCGACAGGCTGCCAATGTTCGTCATCTACGACAGCCCGGCCGACGCGCCGGGGCAGTATGTCGCCCGCCTGTGGTGGACGCTGCCCGAGAATGTCGCGACGAACTTCACCATCAGGGCGAAGGACCACGACGCCATTCAGGACGCTATGGAGCGCTGCGGACTGGTGAAGCTGATGCGCCACCCTGACGACGATCCAAAGATTATGGAGACGTGGCTGTGACCCGGCCCGCCCTCAAGCTTATCCCGACCATGAAGGAGGTTGAGCGCTACGGCTACGCGGTGTTCGCCGATGAAGTCGTAGACGCCCTGCTAGGGCCGCTGCCGCCCGGTATGAAGCGCGAAGACACGCGACCCTATCATCCCGAGACGTGGCCCCCGGATATACCCGGTGGGGAGTACCTACACCGCGCCCTAGCCCGCAAACTGATCGCGAAGATGAAGCGCAATAGGAGGCTGATATGACCGGCCCGATTGACGGCTACGCGACCGACCTAGACGCCCGCATCACGGCCTTGGAGAAAGAGCGCGAGGCCCTAAAGACCATCGCCCTCCTGTACTGCCAAATCGCCTTCCGCGACGGCTTCAGGGCGGGCGTGCTGTTCGTTCCTGACGCGTGGAACGCCGAAGCCCATGAACAATCCGTGGCGTGGGTCGCGGAGCGGAAAGAGCGGCTTGAAGCTGACCTCGCCGACTTGGGCGATGATGAAACGACCCACGGCGAAACGCTGAATGAGGTCTTCGGAATTAAGCCGGAAAAGGAGGCCTGATCTGTCGCAGACCGTTCAAATGGATACCTCCAATGCCCCCCGTCGAGATTGCCGAGAAACTTGCGTACACCGTGCCCGAGGCCGCGAAGGCTATGGGCGTCGGCCGCACTACCATGTGGAAACAGGTTCGAGAGAGAACCGTGTCATCCTTCAAGTGGGGCGGCCGAGTCCTTATCGAGAAAGACGAACTTCAGCGGCAGATTGACCGCGCATCAGGCCGCCATCCTTAGCGTCGGCGCCACCACCGCAGGCGCGGCGCAGTAGACCGAATAGGCCTTCATCATGGGGCGGCGAAGCTCTAGAATTTTGGTCCGCTGGTAGGCTGAAGACGTTTCGTCGCCGACCGCATGGGCTAGCTGATAATCGACCCACTCGCGGCTGTAGCCCGCTTCCTTGGCCCAATCGGCGAAGGTCGAACGGAAGCCGTGAACCGTAGGCTCGCCAAGCTTGAAATGCTGAAGCATCTGCCAAATGGAATTCGGCGTGTAGTGGGCTTTCTTCCGGCCGCGCGGGTTCGGAAAGATCAGGTCATCCGGCCGGGGCTTCCGGTGACGCGGCCGGGCGTTTAGCAGAACCCGCAACATCGCCCGCGTAATCGGCCGCTCGCAAGCCTCGCCGTCCGTATTGTCCTGCCCCTTCAGGTGGGCGGCTGGCACGGTCCAGACCATGCGCCGAAGGTCGATTTCCTTCCATTGCGCCTGACACACTTCGTTAGATCGGCTGGCCGAAAGGATGATCCATTCGAGCGCCAGATTCGACATTTGGTCCTTCACCCGCAGCCGCGCCAGGAAGGCCGGAAGCGCCGGATAGGGGAGCGCGGGATAGTGCTTCACCCGGCGCTTGGGGAGCTTCTTCAGCTTATGTTGCAGCGGCCCCTTTTTGAGCGCCGGGTTCGTGTCATCAGCCGCGATAAGGCCGTCAGCCTGCGCCGCGAACCACACCGTTTCGATTGCCCGCCGCAGCCGTTGGGCGGTGGGCTGACGATCCAGCCAATAAGGCCGTAGGGCGTCGGCGACGTGATCCACTTTGACCGCCGCAGGGTGCATATCTGATATCGCCCCTATCTTCGTGGTCATGTCCCGAACGAAGATTTCGAGGCCTGACTTCGAACCAAGGCGCGCGGCGTTGGCTTCAGCGAATGCGCCAAAGGTCACCTTGCCGAGGCCTTGAATTTTTCCCTTGCGCTGGTCCTTCGGATTGAACCCGCCGCGCACCTTCAGCCGCGCCGCATCCCGCAGGTCGCGGGCGTCGTCAGGGTCTTCAAGCCCGTCCTTCACATGCCCCAGGACCATCGTTTGCTGGTCGCCGCGCAGCGGACAGGTGAACCGATAAGTCCAGAAGCGACGGGCGCCTTGGACGTTGAGAGTTAGGCCGTTGCCGTCCGGTAAGGTCGCCGACGCCGACAACACCTGTTCGCGGGTCAAAGCGCCACGGCGCGTTCTTTTCATCTAGTGTCTCCTGTCTAGTCACTAAAATGGTCACTAGTTTTGTGCCGATATGTTCCGACACGGAGAGACACCCGGCGACACCGGCTAGTCAATATGCGTTTGAATTAAAACGCGTTTCCGACACAGGGCGACATGATGCGAACAGCTTTTTTTAGTTGGAGGTGTTTCGGTGTCTTCCGCCGAAAACGCCTGACTTTTCAAAGCCTTTCAGCCCCAGGATTTCCAGACAGTCACTAAAATGGTCACTAGTTCGGGGGCAGGTAGTATGTGCCTGCGACAGCGCGCCGCACCTATTGCAGCGTCCCTTCCCGCTCAAACAGGTCCGTCAGGGCGCCACCGAAAATATGCGTGCCGTCATTGGGGAGGCGCAGCAGCTTCCGCACCCCACCCGACCGGCCACGGATAATGTCTTGCACTACGGACACCGGCTGCGGGAGACGCCGATCACAGACCACCGTGAAAACCCGCTCCTTCCGGTTCGGGTCATCCCTTGGCATGACCTTCGGTGAAAGCGGCGAGTCGTCAGAAGCCTCGCTAACCCACACTTCGGCGAAGAAGCCGTAACGGACCACGTTGAAGGCCTTCATCATCGCCCGCAGGGCTATCAGGATGAACCGCCGTTCGTCTGCGTTCCCCCAAGGGCAACCGATAATTTCGTAGGTTCCATCGGGCTTCTCGACAATCACCGTCTGACAAAGCTCGCCCTTCGGCATGGCGCGGTAAAAATCCTCATGCCGCGCGGCGATGGCGTCGGCGAATTGCTGCGCCGTCATGTCGGGTCGTAGGGGTTCCGTCATCCGGCCGCCTCCTGATGCGCCCCTAGCAGGGCCTTCATAACTTCCGCGTGCATAGCCTCCGCTTCAGCCCATGTGGCCGTGCGGCCCTGATAGCCGACCATCGGGCCGTCTAGCCGCCTGTCAGCGAACACCATCGTCTCAAAAATATGCGGCGGGCTATCGCCCCAAAAATTGTGATCGATACCAAGGAAAACGGTCGAGACGGTCGCCAGCGGTAGGCGGTCAAACGCGACCTGCCGGTCCAGCTTTTCCCATGCCTTCGCCCATTCAATGTAAGAGCCGTCCTCTAGGTCGGCGCGAACCTCGTAGGCTTCCCGGCCGCGAAGGAGGTAATGACGGAGCATCGCCCGCAGACTGACGCAAAACGCGTTATCAGGCCAGCCCACAGGAAATCGCCCAGGAAGCCCCTGAACCCGTTTTGGCTACTAGGGTAGCGGCTGGCCCGGCTTAGAGGCCTACTGGCGCGCCTGTGGCTCCTCTTGAGCCTGTCCGCGCGAGAACCCACCCGTGCGCGCCGCCGTATCCCGAAGCTGTTGCATATAGGCCGCGACTTGCGGGTTCGAAGCCATTTGCGACTGAAGCTGTTTCATCGCGAGCTTCGCGTTCGCATCGCCGGTCGCAATCATCGAAACCAGCTTATCGACGTTCCGCTGCACAACCTTGTCACCCGCCACCCGCGCGACCATCGTTCCGGCCATCGCCGGGATAGTGCCAGGATGCGCGATTGCCAGCCCCAAGCCGCCGAGGCTCATCAGGCCACCGCGCGACGGGTCCATCTTCCCGACCTGCCGCAGAACGTCTTCGCCGAGCCCCGGCTTAGTCGTCTTCTTAAGCTGTGCGGCCTGCGCCTCTGAAAGGCCTTGCATGACCTGCCGAGGCTTCGTGGGGTCGCGTAGCGGCTGAAGCTTCTGGCGAATCTTGTTCGCAACATTCTTCCCGGAGTCGGTGGTCGCGGCCTGATCGACGGCGCTCGTCACCCGGTTCGTGATGTTCTCAACTTTCGCCGCGCGACCCCATAGGGTTCGCGCCTGCGCCAGCGCCATCTGCGCGCTCTGCGCCTTCGCCTGCGCCGCGCCGGGTTGCCACGGTAGCGTGGCCTGAACCGCGAAATTGTGAGGCCCGGCCGACCGAACAAAATCGTCGATCTTGTTCAACATCGCGTAGCCAAGCCGCCTGTCGTTCTTATTCGAATTCGGGCCGGTCGTGGAATTGCGGACGACCTGCCGCAGTTCGTCCAGCACGGTCATAGACATAGGCTGACCACTGGTCAGGTGCGGCATAACCTCATCACGCAAGGTCGCGAACGCGTTCGGGCTTAAGGTCGGATGCACGCCGCCCGGCCGGTTCGTCGGCGAGACTTCTGCAAAAATCTGGCGCCCAAGGTCGCGTAGCGAGTCGGGCCGGAAGCTCGCGCCCATCTGGTCAAGCGACTTGTAGAGGCCTTGCGCCTCCTGCCGCAGGTCCGCGACCAATTCGGCGGCGGGCTTCTGTTTTGCCACCTTACCTTTCGGAACGCCTATCCCCCCGGTCGCCGCGCCGATCGCCACCGTAACCGGATCAATCATCGCCTTCCCGGCATTGGTGAGCCGTTCAGGGATTGAGCCTGCGTCAGTGAGCGCCCCCACGCCCGCGCCCATAGACGACTGCCCTATGCCGCGCGCCACGGCCCCAGGAAGCGCCTTCAGGCCCGTTTTAAGGACCGGGGCTGCAACCTGTGGCGCGGCGCTTTCCCCCATCGTCAGCGCCAGCGGAACGGCGTTCCCGAGGCCAGTTAGCAGGCCATGCACGTTCGGGTGCGCCTTAGCGAACTCGCCTTCCATTTGGCGCTGTTTCGCAAGCTCAGTGTCGTAGCTCTGCCGGTTAACGGCCTTCATCGATCCGCGCACGTCATGCGGATCGAGCTTTATATCGCCGCCCAAAAGGCCTGCGCCTGTCCGCAGCTTTGAGAGCATTTCCGCCGCGAACTCATCACCAAGCCCGGTCCCGCGATAGACCGTCGCGAGGCCGCCCGACACATCGTCCATAACCGAGCGCTTCGGTTTCGCCGGGGCGGCCTTTACCGGCGCCGCATCCTTGAACTGGCCGTAAGGATCAGCGGCCGGGGCGTCTTTGAATTGGTCCCACTCGTCAGCCATCAGCGCACCTTCGACCGCCCGTCAGGCGTAATGAACGGCGTCCCCGGCTTTAGGGCCTGCGCCTCCGCGACGGACTTCACCCGAACCGGAGCCGTCGCGCCTGAATTTCTCTCGGGCGTCGGCTGCGCTTCGAACTTGCTGAAATCGACCGGCTCCATACCCGCGTCCTCGCGGTTCTGGTTCACCATCGCCTTATGTAGGTCGATAGCCTGCCGGTTGTAGTCCTGAATTTCGGCGAGCCGTTGCCGCACGAATTTCGGGTCCGTCAGGTTCGTCAGTATTTCATTCCATGCCCGCTGCGCGTCACCCTCCGTCTGCACCCCCTTATTCAAACGCAGGCTGTCGTTCCGAAGCTTTTCAAGGTCCGACTTGAACGAATTGAACGCCCGTTGCTGCGGCGTCGAGACACCCACCTTACCGGCCGCCCACGACTCGGCGCTGTTGAGCAAGCTAGGCGTCAGAAGGCCGCTATCCAGTTGCTTCGTCGTCTTGTCGATCCGGCTGTTAATGGACGACGCCGTACCTAGGGCGAAAAGGCTTTCGTTGACCTGTTTCGTCTGCGGCGCGCTCAGTTTGCCGGGACCGGGCGCCTTCACGCCATGCGTCTCGCCGTTCACCGTGTTGCGCTGGCCGCCACCCGGCAAATCGACCCAATGCTCTTTCGGCGCGGCCGGGCCGGGCGAGAACCATTGGTAGCCCTCCGGCGCGGGCGGCAGGTTCGGCGGCGGGCTTGTGATCCGGTCGCCCGCATCTGATCCTTCCAAGCTCGCCGAAGCGGCCTGCGGTGCGGGACCGGGCGCGCCGACCCGTGACCTGATCGCCTGTGCGTAAGCCCGCGTCTTCGGTCCCCACAGCTTTTCATCGGGGCCGCCGTGGTAGTACATCGCGGCCTTGTCCTCATCGCCGCCGTACTTTTGCAGGCCTTCATCGTAATAGGCGCGGCCAAGCTGACGCTGATATTCAGCCCCTTCCGGGGTGGTGGCGCGCATTAAATCCGGCCGCCACGGAACGCCGAGCTTTTTCGCTACCCCTTCCGCCGTCGCGGGAAGCATCTGCGACAAACCTTCAGCCCGGCCGTACTGCGTCTGAGGCCCGAGCACACCCGGCCGGTTGTGACTCTCTTGCTGAATGAGCGCGTCAAAGTGAGGACTGGCGGCAGGCGCCACCGGTTGCGCCATCTTCTCGCCGACCGGAGGCGGCGGGGGCGGCGGAAGGCCATCGGCGGTCGGCGTAGCAGCCGCAGACGGCGCACCCTCACCCTTCGGGATTAGATACCACTTGCCGGGGTCGAACTCAGTCTGTTCCGGGCCGCCCTTTTGCAGGGTTTCAAGCTTCCCGCTTTCGGGGTCATAGGACGTGATCTGTCCGCGTGCGCCTTGGAAAAGCTGCGGGTCATCGTGAAGGGCTTTCGCCTCCTTCATCGCCGTGCCGATATCGCCCTTATAGCCGCGCTTAATCAGCGCCGCCGTGTGGGCTTTCCGATCATACCGCGACCGGCCTTTTTCATCCGTAATGAAGGCTTCATTGAAGGCCTCGTTCTTCGCGTCGAGGTCGGACTTAAGGTCCGCTTCCTTCGCCTGTGTATCCCACCGGGCGCGCACGCGGGCTTGATCGTTGAAGGCGTTTTCGTTGCCGGTCCCCGCCCGAAGCGTCGTGCCAATTGCAAGGCGGCCTTCCGGCGAAATCAGATAGTTCCCGAACTGCGATAGCAGGCCCTGCTTGTGCTGCGTCGTCGGCGCGGCCTGAAGCTCCTGCGGCTTAAAATCCCGCACGGCCCGGTTCAGGCTGGGGTCGAACATGGCCGCCTGCGGGTCAGGCGTAGGCACGCCAACGGTCGCGGTCGCGCCGGGAACCGGCGTGTCGCCGCCTAACAGCAGTTCTCTCAGGCCGGAAAGAAACCCCATGACCTACTGTCCAGAAAAGAGCCGCGCGAGCTTGGCCGAAAATCCGTTTCCTGCGGGCGGTTGCTGGGGCGCACCCTGCGGCGGCGCACCCTGCGGCGGACCACCTTGCGGCATCAGCCCCGACAGTAGGCCGCCCTGCCGCTGCATCGTCGGCGCGCCCATCAGGTCTTCACCGTTCGGCCCCTGCCCCACGACGCCGCCCGGCGCGGGAGCCTTCGCCCCCAACAGACCGTCTAGCAGGCCTTTGATATCAACATGCGGCGCGCCCATGCCTGCGCCGCCGCCGCCCGTCGCGGTCATGCCCCCGCCGCCAGCAATACCGCCCGGCGTGTTCTGGATTAGGTTCTGATCGATTTCAAACGGCATCGCCTAGTCTCCAACATGGGTCATGCGGGCGCTCCCGCAGCGGCCTTCGCCGCGCTACTCGCACCGCCAGCGGAGGCCAGCAGCCAATCGCCAAGCCACGCGCCGAGGCTTTGGTTCGCTGTCGTTTCGGAAGACCCGGTTCCTGTGCTGTCGCCGGTTATCGACTGGCCGGTGTAGAGCGACGGGTCGAGGCCAGCTAGAAGGCCTTCAAGCTGTTTCTGATACTCAAGCGGGTACTGCGTAATTTCATTCGCCGTCTCGTGCATATTCTGCCCGGCGTTGACCTGCGCGCCCACGTTCGCCCGGTCGGCCGCGCTCGCGCTTTCGGCGAGGCTTCCTAAGCCCTGCGCCCGGTTAAACTCCGTCCCGACATTGAATTCACCGGCCCGCTGATTTGCTGACTGGTTCGTCTGCGCGGCCTGAAGCTGCGCCGCCTGATTGGCAAGCGCGGCTTGCTGGCGACGGTTCGCGTCGTCCGCAGATAGCCGCGTGGACTCGCTGAACATATCCTTCAGCAAGCCGCCTTCCGTGGTCGCCCGGCCGCGCGCCAACGCCCCTTCTGTCTCGCCCTCCTGAACCCCGTAGCGCGACCCTCGGAAGCTGGCGTTCCGCGCCGCGTCGGCCGCCTGCGCGGCCCGCGTCTGCCCTGACTGAAAGTCGTAGTCGTTCAGGACCGGATTAGTGATCTGATCCTTGAACGGGTTGTAATAGGCCTCAAGGTTCGTCAGCAGGCTTTGGCCTTCAACGTCACCCGCTGACACCTGATCGGCCGAGGTCGAGCCAATCCCGTTCAGGATATCCCGCGACTGGCTATAGTCGGGCGTGTTCAGCTTAAGCGCGCCCTCCCACCCGGCTTGCTGCACCGGATTAACGGACGGCGTGAAGCTCGCCGACTGCCCCATGAGGTCGCCGATGTTCTTCGCAAAACCCTGCGCCGGTTGCTGAATCCAGTCGGGCACGTTCGGCGTGGTGGTCCCGGTCTGATGCTGCGTTTGCGTCGTCTCGGTTTTTTGCTTTTTGTCTGAAAAGCCCATCTTACAGAGCCTTGTTCAGCGTGACCGAAAACAGGTCGTAGCCGTTCGCGGCCAGCAGCTTTTTCCAAGCCGGGCGGCCTTCGATCAGCATGGACGTACAGCCCATCATGCGGGCCAAGGCTTCGACGCCGGGCAGAATGATAATGGCCTCGGTTACGTCGCCCGCCGCCCACAGCACTTGGAAGATGCGCTCGCCACCGGGGTAGACTTCAATCTGACCCACCAGGGCCGCGCCCTTGCCGGGAAAGAAGAACGCCCGCTTCGCCGCGATCTTCTGTTCAAGGTCTTCCAGGGTCCAGAAGCCGTCGCGCATCCCTTCGGCGAATTGGTCGCGCCACTTGGCCCATTGAACCAAGGTCGGGTCGTCAGGCTCGCCAGCGATCCGGTGAACGTCCGCAGTATCGAAAGCTTCGCTCATCGGCCACCTATCGCTTGCACATCGAACATGGGCTGACCGCCACGCGCGTAAGCCGGGGCGGAAGACCAGTCGAAACGAACTCGGGCGATCCGACCGGAGAGGCGGAAACTCCGCTTCATCATGCCGGGCGCCAGCGGCCACGGACCATGAGCCCGTGGAGTCGATTGTGGAAACTCTCTTGTGTAGATCGTCAGGTAGATTTGCCCGATCTGGTTTTTGAAGTCGGGCCATAGGCCGTTCACCAGAACGCCGCCTTCAGCCTGATCTAAGTAGAAGTCCGTACTTTCAATGAAGCCGGTCAGCACGCCGCCATCGGCCGAATTCCCCTTCTCCTGCCAAAAGGCCTGTCCGTCAGGCGAGACGCCGATCACCAAAGGCTGCGGGCCTGTGTCGGCGTAGGCGGTGCGAGCCAGGATATCGCGCGACCACCCATCCGGCGAATAGGTGATAGCCCGGCTGCATTCGAACCCGTCGCGGTCATCGGGCCAGAACCACGTAAGCTCACTATATGCCGAGACGGATGACCCAACGATTTTGTCGTCCTGCCCCTGCGTAATGTGGTCGTTGAACATGGTGCGAATTTCGCACTCGACTTGCTGCGGCGCGCCACCGAGAACGCAGGTCCAAAACGTCCTATCGGGCGTGATCCACGCCACGGTCTGAGACTTCACAATCGGCGCGCCGGGGCTGATTGAACCGCAGTTCGCGCCGATCTGTTCGAACTTCCACGTCTGACCGGGGGCGCCGATGAAGGTTCCCAGGAAGACGCTTGAGGTTGTCCAGACGAACACGTAATCGCCGACCACGCGGGCGCAGACGATCCGGCCACCCGACTCCAAAATCCACTCGCCCGCGTTGTTATTCGCCGCAGTCGTCCAGTCGGTCGGGTCTTCGATATCAGACCACCGGATGCAGAGCGGATTGAAGACCGCGCCGATTTCCTCATTGCAGCCGAACGCCATGACCTGCCGTTGGGCGTTGGTGACCATGTAGGTGACCCGCGCTGGGGCGTTCGCGAGCGGAATGGCGATGTTCGGGGTTATCGCGTTCCAAGTGAAAATCGTCTGGTTTCGCGGGTTCGCCATAAGCTCGCCGCCGTAGAAGGCCAGCGACCACGTAAGCGGGAAATAAGCGTCGGCCGAGGGCGTTCCGTAGGTTCCGACGCCATAAGCCCCGGTCCCGTAGCCCCGGCCGCCTGTGCCGTCGATCATCCCCGCGACGAAGGCGGCCGGGGTGATATCCCACACAATGCTGCTCTGCCACACCTTCAGGCCGTTATGCAGACCAAAGGCGATGTTCAGATTATCGGCCGCGTCGGTCCAGGGAAGCACCGCCCGACAGACCCCGCCAAGGTTATCGAGGGTCAGGCGTTCCCACCCGTTTTTGACCTGCCACCCTTGCTGAAAGAACCGAGCGAGCGAGCCATTCGCCCAGCGGCCGGGGCTGGCGAACAAGGTGTCATTGTTCGTCAGGCCGGGCGGCGGGTTGAATGGCGTGTTTCTCATGCGGGCTGCGCGCTCGCCGCGACCGCAAAATTGGCCGCCATGCCCGACTGCACCGCGCCCCCGGCCTGAACGCCGACCGCCGTAATGAACACGTCGCCGAGGGTGAAAGTCGGCTGGTGGTCATACCAATCCTTAAACTCGTTCCCGAGCGCGTTGACCGCGTTTTGAAACTGCACTTGAACGCCCGCGCGGCGTAGGGCGACCCGGAAAGCGCCCGCGTTCACCGTTACCCCGGTAGGCGGCGCGGGGACCGGAAAGAACCCGGTGTTGAGGTAGCCAAGCTGCGTTGCAGCGGGCACGCCGACAGCTAGAGTCACGTCCGCAAGGGACACGTCCATGAGGCCGTCGAGGTCGTGAGGAACCGGGCCGGGCAAGCCAACATTGGCGAGCGGGACCAGGGTTTTCCGTTGATAGTCGGTCATCGAATTTTCCTAACCCTTCAAGAAGACGGCAAAGGCCATTGGATCGCCCGGCTGACCGTTACCCCCGCCGCCCCCGCCGCCAGGAGAGGCGTTCACGTTGCCACCGCGATAAGGCCCGTAGCTTGGCGCTAGGCCTTCAGCCCCCCCGAAATTGCCGGAGAGATTCACGTCGCCGCCAGAGCCAATTCCGGGGTTTGGACCGTCAGAGTCACCAGAACCCGCCGTCGCAAGCAAAACCCGCCCACTCGGCAACGTCATCTGAGCCTGACCTTGGGTTCCACCAATCAGGACAACGACCTTGGACGCCGTAGTGAGGAAGACGGTCGCTTTGCAAAAGCCGCCGCTATCGCCATTCACCGCGCTCGCAAACGTCAGCTTGCCGCCGCCCCACAGGACCAAATCCCAGAAGCCCGCACGCGGCGGAAACCAGTTGCCCGAAAAGCCAGCCGGGAAATTCGTCATATAGCCAGGACCGGCCGAATCGCTCGGCTGCGCGTTAATTCCACGACTGGCAATCGTGACGCGCGGAATGCGGTTTTGAGCAATAATCCGAGGCATGACGACCTAGAGGTTTTCCCCCGTCGCGTCGAACATGACACCCGCCGCGAAAGCAACGCCGGTCGCCGCGTACAGTTCTTCAGCCGCCGCCATCCGCAGCGGTGCACCTTCGGCATATCCGAGGTCAATAATGCCAGGGGCGGTAGTCGCCGCCAGCGTGTAGGCGGGCATGACGACAAGGTTGATAAGCTGAAGGGTCACCCCCGCATCACGGGAGCGATAAAGCTGAAGCTGAACCGCCGTCACCGTCACCCGAGGTTCGGCTTTGATGCTGTAGACAATCGCGCCATTCGGCCCGGCCGTGAACAGCTTCACCGCGTTAACGGCATCGCCATAGGTGGTCTTCGCCGCGACGCAAAGCGCGTTTCCGGTGTTCAGCCCTTGGGCTGTGACGACCTTATTCTGAGACACAGCCATAGTCGCGCTCCTAGAGGGTGAGAGCCCACGCGACGGCCTTGTCCTCAATCGTGGCAAGCGCCGCGTCGAGGCCGGAAACGTCGGTGACTTGAAGGAAATCTGGAACCCAGGTGGGCGCGAGCGGGAACCCGGCCATGCGGACAATCAGCACTTTGCCGAGGTTGCCGACAGCGGGCGGGAAGGTCGCGCCGCCGCTGATAATCGCGGCCGAAATATAGTCGATCAGACTAAGACCCGCGAGCATGATCGGGTAGACGGCCGAGCCGTCCGTAAACACCGGCCCAGCGTCCCCCGGCCCGAGCGCGCATGGCCCCGGCCCCCCGGTCGTAATCGACACAAGGCCTGCGCTCGCGTTGCGGATGAAGTAGCCCTTTGGGACCGCAGGGATGACCACCGCCCCGCCTATGCCCCCCGTGATATCGAGGAAGGCGTTTCGGGCTTCATCGGTGGCGCCTAGCGCCGTGGTCAGGGTCTTCGTGGTCGAGAGCGCGAACGCCAACCGCCCGTTGATGTTGTCGTCTACGAGTTTGAAGACGCCATTGTTGAGGATGACGCCCCAAGTATTGTTGTTCTCGCCGGTCGCCTGAAGCGTGTAGCGGGCTGACGCTGAATAGGATGAAGGCATCAGACCGGCCCCCCAAGGCTGATCCGCCGCCACACCCCGGCGCGGGAAATGGCGATACAATCCTGATCGACCACGACGCAGAGCGCGCCCGGCCAGTCGGCGGCGGGCGGCAGGTCAACCTTGTTCACGTACCAAATCTTATTCGGCGCGATTGGGTTGATCGGCTGGAAAAAGGCCAGCAGCTTGAAAATCATCCGCTGCGCCCACATCGGCGAGCCGGGTTCGGCCATAACCGAGGTCGCCGACGCCTTCTGATAAAGCTGCGCTACCATGACGGCTGAAGCCTCCCCGTCGCGGTGCGACGTGTGCTTTCAGCCCGCAGGCGCGAATAGGCGTCCTTCTCCTGCGCGAGCGCTAGGACTAGCCGACTGTCGCTGGCGATGGCTGACAGGTTGTCGCGGTACAGGCGGATTTTAGCCTGCGCGACGATCAGGTCTTGGCCTTGGTTCGTCCAGGCGTTGGAGTCGGTGTCCGCCACCAGGGCGGGGGTCACGTTGACAATCAAATCCCAGCCGAGCGCATAGATTTGGTTCGGGATGGGGAACAGCTTCACCCGGTCATCGGCCACCAGATAATCGGTGGGCTGGCCGAAGGTGGAGGGCTGCGACAGCGCTTCGAATTCAGCTATCGAACGCGCCATGATCGGCCAGCGCGTATTGCCTCCGTTTTGGTTCAGGTAAAGCTCGTCAATCCACCGCGCCTCGCCGGTTACCCCAACCGGCCACAGAACATAGTCCTGACCGGCCACGGTAGCCGTGAACAGGTGGCGTTCGTTGAACCACCACCGTTCGGCCGCGTACTGATCTATGCTTTTTGCAATAATGTTGGCGAACTGAACCGCCATGTCGTCGGCAAGGTCATCACGCGTGGTTTCGCTGATGATCCTCTGTTTCAGGTCACCAAGGGTCGCCATGAAGACACCCCCGTCGCCTTAAAATTCGCGGATGAAATCAAGGTAGACGACAGTTTGGCCGAGCGCTGGAATAGGCCCGGTGAAGGCCAGCGTGTACCAAATCGGGGTGTCAGCAAACGACACGCCGTTGTTCTGCATACCCGTCAGAATATCTTGCCGCGCCACCGGCTTAATATTGGTCGCGGGGAGCCAGTTGACGCCGCCCGGCGTCGTCCCAAGAGCCAGCGTTGCGGTCGTGCTATCCCAGCCTTGCGCCGTGACAAGGTGAATTCCATTCACCAGCGCGACACCGGGCAGATAGCCAATAATCCCCGACAGCGGAGACGCGGGCGTCAGCAGGAGCGAAATTTCCTGAACGACTTGAAGATAGGACTTACGCGCACCCGTCGCCATCAGCCCGCTCCCGCAAGGTAATCAAGCCACACTTCGGTCTGACCGGCGCCCGGTGCGGCGCCGGTGTAAGTCACGGTCGCGTAAATTGGCGTGTCGAACGCGAACGGCCCCATCTGCGCCACCGGAACCGGGATTTCCGTCCGCCCGGTCACCTTCAGGTCGATTGTCGCGATTTGCGCGCCACCGGGCGTGACCCCGATAGCCAAGCTTGCCGTGGTCGGAGACCACGCCTGATTGACGTTCACCCGCAGCGTATTCAAAATCGCGCTGGCCGGAACGACGCCCAAAACTCCGTTCAGGGAGCCAAGCGAAATCGCGCCGAACACGCCCCATTGCGTCGCGAGTTCGTGCATCAGTTGAGGGACAACTTTCCGACCGCCCGTCGCCATCAGCCCACCCCCGGAAGGTAATCGAGCCAAACCGTCGCAACGCCCTGAGTGGGCGCCGGGCCGGTCGAAACAATGGTCCCGTAAATCGGGGTGTCCGCCGCAAATGGGCCGCAGACCGCGACGGGCGCGTTGGTATCCGTCCGTGCCAGCGTTTTGATATCGGTCGCGGCCAGCAATTGCGCGCCGCCCGGCGTCGTTCCGAGAGCCAGGGTGTTCGTGGTCGAATTCCAGACCTGAGACACGCACAGGTGCGAGGCGTTCAGCACCGCACCCGCAGGCAGGACACCAATAATTCCGTCCGTCTGACCAAACCCGAATTGCTTCGAGATTTGGTGCATTGCCTGATAATGCGTTTTCCGCGCCGGGACAGTCATTGCGACCCCCTACAGCGTAAAGGTCGAAAGAACGATTGTCCCGAAATCAGCATTGTTGAAGCGGGACTTCTTCAGACCGTGGATAAGCCCGGCTTCGACGCCAAGTTTGTTGCCATAGTCGAAGAGTTCTTCATTCCAGTCGAAGTTATCGAACGACTGACCTTTACCGAAGGCAATGAAACCAGCCTGCGCGCCCATCAGGACGGCGCGGCGGGTGTTCGGAACCGCGAGGCCGGTCGCGGCCGACACGCCTTGGGTAATCCGCGTGCTTTCGTGCAGCACGACGCCGTTATACATGCCGAGCGCGCCGGTCATGATCGGGTTACCCTTCGACCCGTCGCCGGTCATCGCCGCCTTTTGGATATCGAGCCAAAGCCCGGTGCCCGTCGCGGTGCGAAGCTGCGTCACCTGATTGGTGTGCAGGACCATCACGTAACGGTCGTCACCATCGACTTTGATCGGCCGGATCACCGGGGTCGCCAGCTTCGCGATAGCGACAAGCTGATCGATCAGGGTGAGGGTCATTTCGTCGCCAGCGGCGAGCGATTGGTCGTTCGCCTTGGCGTTCGGCCGGAAGACGTGCGCGGCGTCAGGACCAAGCACCGCGTTCATGCCGGTAAAGCGCGGATCGACGGCAGGGGTGAACCCGCATTCCTGATTAAAGAACGCGGTGTCCATCCGCCCCGCCCACCAATCCTTGAGGCCTTGCATGGCTTCTTCGCGGATCGACCAGGGGATGCGCTGTTCAGTCATCTTCCCGGCCGACTTCACGGCATGGCGAAGCTGATCGATGAACAGGTCATCGGTGTAGGTGGAGAGAGCTTCTTCGTTGCCCTCAAGCGTCCCGTCGCCCAGGACGCCATCGCCGGTCAACTGCATCCGCAGCGTGATACGAACGCGGTCGCCCGCGTCTTTCTTCGTGTCGCTGTACGTTTGCAGGACTGCATCGGACCCGTCACCGATGAAGCGCTGAATCCATGTCGCCTTGAGCGCTTCGCGGGCAAGCTGCGATGACCACAGCTTTTTTGCCTCGGGAGCGTTGACGCCGTATGCGGTTTCGGCCATGTGCTTGATTCCACAAGAGAAAACGGAAAGTTTGGGTTTTCCGCTTCCGTGCCGTGGAAGCCATCGAGGCCCTTGCGGGCTGGCCCTTACCGGGGGCGAGGCGAGCGCTGATAAGGCCCAGCAAGGCCGTAGTTAGCCGACCTGAAGACGTGGAGTTAGGGCGTCAAGCCGGATTTCGAAGGTGGATCAGCACACAGGCGGCGCTGCACAGACATTCGGACGGCGAATTGGCGTTCACCGCCACCGGCCTACCGCACACGTCGCAGGGCTGTTTGATCCCGCGCCAGCCGGGGTATTGGTCCGCCGCGCCGGGGTCGGCGTTTTCGCAGGGCTCAACGATTTCATCGAAATAGCGCCACATCATATGGACGAAACAGTAGCCGAGCGCCCGCGTGCGGCTGTTCTTTATGTGCCCGCCGTAGTGGGCGCAGTCGCCGCAGGGGAGCGTGTTAAAGCCATTCTTCATCGCCACAGACCCGACAGCGGTAGACCATGAAGGTATTGCCGAGGAAGTTTTCGATATCGTGCTTGCCGGTGGCGCACTTCGGAACGGTCGCCCGAATTTCGGCCCAATAAGCCGCCTCTAACTCGTTCGCGACACGCAACGCCCGGCCCGCCGTCTTCCGGTAGCGGGCGATTTCGGCAAGCTGCATCGCGCGGTCTTCAGGACTCATCGGAAGCTCGCCCATACCAATCGCCGCCCTCTCCGGTGATGACAATAGTTACGACGCCCCTGCGGCGCGCCCGGCTCACCATGTCCGCCGTGTCCTTCCCGCCAGGAAAGGCGAGAACCACGTCAGGCTTGCCGTGGTCGAGCATCGCCTGATTTCGGATCGGCCCGGCCGCGCCCCTGTAGCGCGCCCAATCGGCCGGGTAGGACTCGATTGCTGCGCCGTGGTCGAACCCCCATTGGGCGCCCATCCGGTCGGCCCCGCGTGCGTCGCCGTGGATAATTACCGCGTCGTGCGGGTGCAGGATCAGCGCCGCGAGCGCCTTATCGAGCAAGGCTTGGTCCGTGAAGTTTCGTCCCCCGCAAATCAGATATCGCGTTGTCATTTTGCGCTAGATCCAATTGGCGGGGGTGAAAGCGTCCAATTAAACGCCGAAGTACGCACGATCTGCCCTAAAGGCCTGTGGTCAGGTCCGAAGGTGTTTGAGGGGATACCTACGTCGCCGCCCTTCACTAGGCCGGGGTGATCGGCGACCGCGAGACAGCTTCCGTCAGGGCAGACCACATGGCCGGTCCAGGGTGCGGTTCCGATAGCGACGATGCAGTTCCATTGGGTCGCCAGCGTCGAGAGGATCGTCTGACCCCATATCGAGCGCCACGCATCCGGCCGCTTCGGGTCAGGGTGTGCGGTGACCACGCCGGGGAAGCGGTCAAGGCGGTTGAAGCTCAACATGAAGCCGATTTCGGATGGCTTCGCCCACTCGGGCAACCATTGGTCGGACATACGCCAGAGGCATTGAAATTGGCGGCAGACCTGCGGACGCTTCGCGTAGATCGAACACGACTGGCCGGGCTCGCCGTCCAAGTGGATGCAGGGCACGCCGGGCGGCTTGTTCATTTCGTGGATCGGCGGGGCGGAACAGCAGAGGTCGCAGCCCTCACAGGTCCGCGTCGTCGGGGACGCGGCGGCGATCATCTTCGCGCGCCGGTCGCGCAGCTTCGCCAGAGCGTCAGCCATCAGCGGCGTTCCCGCTCGACCTTGGCCCAAAGCTCGTCCAGCCGCTTCCTGATTTCCCGCAGCCGCAGGATCGACCACCGCACCATAATGTGCTGAACGATCAGATTCACCACGGCGACAGGCGCCCACCAGAAGGCAAGAATCCAGTAGAGCGGTGGGTCGGGCCGGTAGTTGCTAATCCAGACCGCGAGGTTATTCGCACACCCGAGGTAGCAGCAAAAATAGGCGAGCCTGCCAAAACGATCAGCCCAAGGCGCTACGTCTTCGAACTGTGGAGCTTTCAAGCCGAGGCCTCCGCTTGAGCGTGCGGGGTGACCCGCCACCGCGCGACTGGCTTGAGGGCTCTGCGCGGCGACGGGTCGTGTCGGATGCTCAAATCACGACGCAATCAGCATAGATCGGCCGTCAGGCTTTTCCAAGCTCCCGCGCCCGAAGCTTTTCAAAGGCCTTGTCGCGCGCCGGTCCCTTCAGCTTCGCAACCTCGCCCCAGGTCAGGCCATTGTCGGCCCCCTTCCCACGCGGCCCCCCGGCCGTCGCGGACGCCCGCTGAAGCTTCTGAAGCTTATCGGTCGCCGCAGCCTTGCCGCTCGCGAACCCCCGGCGCTTCGCCATATTGTAGACGGCTTCAGCCGGGTCGCGGCCCGACTTCATCACGTCATTGGTCAGGCCGAACAGTTCGGACGCCAGCTTTTGATTCAGCCGCGCGCCGACATATCCGAGGTCTTCCAATTCGGCGACCCGCTGTTGGCGGTAGAAGGTCGCGGCCTTGTAATAGTCGGGGTGTTCTTCGGCGAAGTCGGCTTCGAACGCCGACATACCTTCCGACACGGCGCGGGTCGATTTGATATAGTTCTGCCGCTCGCCTTCGGCCTTATCGTCATCAGCCTGCCGGGCGATGAAGGTCTTCAGAACCTTCTTAATCTGCGCGAGGTCGGTAATCGGTTCGTCATCGTCATCCCGCAGGGCGGCGACCAAATCGGCGATATCGTCGGACTGTTTGCCGCTGGTGCGCGCCTCGATTTGCTCGATGCGACTTAGAAGCTCCGCGTTCTGTCGTTCGGCGGCCCGTCGCCGCGACCGTTCCTTGGCGGCGAGTCCAGCCTTGTCGTGCGCCTGCTTTTCCCAATCTGTGGCTTTCGCGCGTCGTTCACCCTCGCCTTCGCCCTCTTCATCGCCTTCAGCTTCATCGCCGTCCTCGATTTCGGGCGTCTCGACTTCATGCTCCTCAACTTCCGACTCCGGGGCTTCGGTTTCAGGGGTGGCGGATGGGGCTTCGCTCATTGGGGCTTCTCCGTAACTGAGACAGGCCCGTGTGGATGATCCCGCCGCCAGTTACGGCGGCTGCGCTCATAGGCCAGTTTTTTGCGCTTTGCCCCAAGCGCGGTGAACGGTTTCGTGCGGATGCGTTTTCGCGGCACCTTACCCATCGGGAGACGCGCTCCCGAGCGCCACCAGGGCGGCGTTTATCTCACCCCGACGCGCCTTTAAGGCCTCGCTGCGTTGGGTCAGGGCGTTGGCGTCGTCACTGTCCGGTTCGGCTTTTTCGAGCTTCCGGGTGGCGATCTTGATTTCAGCCGCATAGGCGGCGCTCGCGCGCAGAAGGAGGTTCACAGCCTCACTCATTCGGCAGGCCTCCCCCTTGGTTCACGGTCACCTTGTGGCCGGGCGCCGGGGGCGGCTGCGACGCCTTCATCAGCTTCGCGACGATTTCGCCCTTCGCCTTCATCTGCTCACCGGCCGCCTGTTGGTCCTTCAGGTTCGCGGTGGCGAGCTTTTCCTTCGTGTCGGCCGACTGGTTCGCCATTTCCGAGGCGAAGCCGACGCGTTCGGCCTCATCGCGCTCTTGCTGTTCCGGGTCGGGCTGCGACTTCGCTTTCGCCCGCTGGCGTATCCCTTGGGCCAGCTTTTCGGCGACGGCGGCCGGGATATCCATGTACGGCAGCATGTCGGCGATTTCCTCCTCGCCGATGATCCCGTTCGCGTACATTTCCGGCAGCAGCGGGCCGAGGGTCGCCATGACCTTCGCCTTTTGGTTCGGCCCGGCCGGGGCTTCATCCACGATAATGTCGTACTGGCCTGTCCCCATCGCCTTCGCGAGCGGGATATATTTCACGATCCCCTTCTCGACGATTTTCATGAGCTTATCGGCGGGCAGGAACAGCCGCATTTGCTCAAGCTGAAGCCGCCCTTGGTCGCGCTGATAGCGGCGCTTGGAGTCGAAGAAGGCCGAGAGAATGCCGTAGGCGGCCTGTTTGCGCTGTTGCTCTAGAACCCCGGCCTGCTCGCGGCCGACAAGGCCTAGGATTTCCTCGTTTACGCCTGTGCAGGCGCGAACCATGTCCTTCGCGAATTCCATGAGCGAGAACAGGGACGGATTGATCGGCGGCGGGGTCTTTGGGCTGACTTTCGGCCCCTGCGCGTTCGACAGAGAGCCAGGTTTGACCCAAGTAATCCGGTCGGACGCCGCCCAGGTCGCCTCGAATTTCCGAATGTCCGCAACCGCGTCTTCTTCCATCAGAAGGCCGCCGTTGGCATTGGTCCGCACGATATGCAGGATTTCCGAGTAGAGCTTATTCATGAACCGCTGCGGGTCGATCATCGCCCGCACCAGCCCGAACCACGTTCCCTTGTTCCGGTCGCGCTTGGCGGTGATCGCCTGATAGCGGAACGCCTTTTCAGGAAGCTCCTCGTCAAACAGGATCACCGCGTCAGCGACGATAGCCCGATAATAGACCTTCTCCGTCGAACGGGTGTGCGGCAGGCCGGGGTTATCCCGCAGGGCTTCGGCGAATTCCTCCGGCCGCAGCTTGCCGATCTTCACCACATTCGGGTCTTCCGGCGACGGCAGCGGCGCGAGGAAGATCGGCTGTTTCTCCCACCATTGCCATTCGCAGACCGTGACCTCATCGGACCCGGCCGAGCTTCCGATCATGCCTGACGTGTAGCGGGTTTTCGGATTTACAATCGTCAGCCGCTTTCCGGTATCGACCCCCGCGTAATTATCCGGCTCCGCATCGGGCTGGCCGAGGTCGGCCGCGTAATCTTCGAAGTCGTCGCGGCTCATCGGCCATTCGCGCTTCAGGTAGCGGGCATCCTCGAAATTCGGCTTCCGCGAAGACGGATCGGCCTTCATTTCCAGCGGATCGACCCGCTCTTTCGTCAACTCGATATCGTCGCCGTCGATTTCAGGGACGCTGACCGTCCAGCCGATCCCGCAGACCAGGGCGTCGTAAAAGGCCTCGCTGTCCTCCATGTCGCCGTTGCATTGGTCGCTGACATATTGGGCCGACTGCGTAAGCACGTCCGACACGCCCTGATCGCCGGGCTCGCGGGCGATATATTGCACTTGTTGGCGGTTCTGGATTTCGGCGCCCTGAACGGCGTCGAGGGTCGGCGCGGTGATGTTGAAGACCACCGGGATTTTCTGGTTATCCTCCATCGCCGACTTATCGGTGGGGTTCCACTGATGACCGGCCGCGAAGTCGTAGGCCTGTTTCGCGTCCTCCTGCCACGACGACCACTTCGCCGACAAAAGCACGTCCCACCGGGCGAACATCGACAGCAGCCGTTCGTCGCGCGCCTCATCCCCGCCGCCTTCGGCCGGGGTGGGTTGGGCGTCGAACTGCGGCCCACGGTCGGGGACATAGGATTCGGTCATGCCGCGAGCCGCCAAACAATCGAGCGCCGGGTTTTCCCGGCAGGCACGCGACGTTCGCCGCTATCCACGACAAGCTGAACTTCGGTCAGCTTCTTCATGCGCGGCGAAATGCTGTCACGCGGCAGGCCGACTTCTTCGGCAATCTCAGTCGTGGTCAGGCCTTCCGGGTGCGCGGCCAGCCGTTCGCAAACAAGCTTCTGAAGGTGGGCCAGCGTTTCACTCGTCAGCGACGACGCCGCGTCGTGGGCGGTGTGGGGGTCGGTACGGCGCGCCCATGCGAACAGGTCTTCTTCGTCGCTCATGGCGCCCGCCAATCCGGCTTCCGGTCGTAGCCGCGTATCGCCTCAACGAACCCTTCGAAGCTCGCCTCGCCTGCCCTCGCGTGGATTTCCTGCGGGTTCGGGCCGCCGAACCGAATTATAATTTCCCCGTCAATCGACTCGTAGCCAAGCACCGGATAGCCGCGCGACAGCAGCAGGTCGGCGATATCGCAAGCCTTCTGATAGGCGACCTGCGTGCTATTCATGGCCGGGAACCGTCGTCGTCAGGACCGACACATCTAAAAGCTGATCGAACTCGACCGCTTGAAGCGGGGTCACCAGGATTCTCGCGACACTTTCGTTAAACCGCGGCCATTGGCCGAACACGTTCGAATAGAACACCGCAGCCGCGTTCAGGCCCTTCAAGGCCGCCTGTAGACCGGCGATAGCCTGCGCGGCCTGTGCGGGTGCGGGACCGCTCATTCCGGGTCCGACGCGGCTTGATTTTCAGCGGCCGGATCACCCGGCGCAGCCTGCGGGTCTTCCGCTTCGTCCGCTTCGGTCGGCGGAAGCTCCTGCGCCTCCGTCCGCATCGCCTGTTGATAATCGCGGCAGGCTTCCATGTAAGTCCCGGCGTCGGCGACCATTCGCTCAACCGAGGCCAACAGGGCTTCTTCGCCTTCAGACCCGGCGATGCGGTTCAGGGGCGTCGAGGTTTCGCAAAGAACGATCCCCTCGAAATCGCAGGACGCCTTCAGGCGGAATTCGTTATCGACAACCTCGCGGACGAACAGCCACCGTCGCCCATTGCTATCGAACCGGCGACACTCGCCGAACATATATCCCTGTAGGGCGTCCTGCGCGATGGCCCCGGCCTCGGACGGCTGAACCTTCTTAACCGGCCGAATTTCGCGCTCTAGCGCGTCCACCTGTTCTCGCCACAGCGGGGGCAGGTCAGGCGCGGCCGGGGGCTTTTCGGTCGGGGTGTGCGGCTTTCGAGCCATCGGGCGCGCCTTCGCTTGCTTGGGGCGCGTCGGAACCAAAAGCTGTGGGGTGCGCCGGTCAACCGGCTCCGGTTACCGCAGGTTCAGCGGCCCGATCAGGCCCGCGAACGACAGCAGCACGGCAATCATCAGCAGCACGGCAAGCACGCTGATAACCGTCTTCACCGGCTGCGGAATCGGCAGGTAGGTCGTGACCAGCCACCAGACCAAACCCAGGACCACCAGCAGGACGATCAATTGAAGGATTGGCATGTCGAGCCTCCGTTTCAGCCGAAACGCACGGCGACCCGAAATCGTCTCGTCTACAAGGCCTTTGTCAGCAGGACACGACGCAGAAAGAGTAGATATGCAAATTGCGTTTGGTGTCGTCGGGGTGTCCGACTCGGGACGCTATGTTTTGGTGTAGCCAAAACGTCGCGTTGCGGCGGATACACCCCTAGCGGCCAGAAGTCAACCTAGGCAAAATGAAAGGAGAACAGACCAACCAGTCGGGAACAGTCGGGATTAGTCGGGGTCCACCTGTGGCGACCATTGGCGTCCAGTCGGGTTTAGTCTGATCCAGTCGGGTTTAGTCGGGAAAATAGTTTGGGGGATTTTCCGAAAAAATATTACGCGCCCGCATCCCAATGCCGTTTCGGCGGCGGTTCGTCGGCGTCGAGGTCCACCCCCAAGGCTTCGCGAACCACATTGAAATAGTTCAGCGACGACATGGCGAACTTCTGTGTCTTCGTGTGCGCCTCGATATCGAGCTTCGATCCAGGCGGCGCATTGAAGCCGATCTGTTTCCACGAATGGTATTGCTGAAGGGCGTAAATCCCCTCTTGCAGCGCTTTCAGCGCGCGGGCCTGTCGCCGCTTCTCCTGCGTCTTCAGCCACCGTTGGATGCGGGTCGGGCGTTCGGTCGGGGCGGGGTTATGGTCGATTTCGGGTTCTAGAGAGGGTGAGGTCATGGGTTCCTGCTCCGATGCGTGGGACTCCGGTCGAAACCGCCTACCCCCGGTGGGGGTGGGGGTCGGTTTTTCCGAACGCTGTTCAGCGAACTGCGCTCGCCTCGTCTAGCCTGCGTCACCTAGCGCAGCGCACCCCATGCGAGTCGCCACACGCTAGGACGCGCAACGCATATTGCCTAGGTCACAAGAGGGTCGCGAGGGGACATAGCCCAAAACCCTAGGGCAGAACCCCGAATGGCCTAGGTTGCGCCCCTAGGTCCGAAGGCCTGCGTTATGACCCAATGGGCGCAGCATGGGCGCGGGATGCGAGGTCGCAGCCTATCAGGCGCGCCGCTTCGTTCCTGCGTCATGTATGCACGCGAGGCCTAGCGCGTTTGAGCGCCATGCACGCAGCGAATATCCCCCGCTCGCCACCGGACAACGCGGAGAACACGACGCGCCACTAGGACGCGCCGCGCGCTGCGGTCCTAGGCTTTCGAGCGCTCGCCGATGGCCCAAGAGTGGGAATACAGGTGGTCACCCTGCGCCCGGCCGTGCGCGACTAGCGCGACAATCTCACCCTCTGTCATGCGCTCCGTTTGCACCGTGGCATTCGGAAACCGCGCCGCCCATTGTTCCCGCATCGCTTGAGCATCCCTTATTGGCTAGTAACTAAGACCCTATCTAATGGCCCATGCTACGCGGGTCAATCGCCATCGCAAACTTTCT